TAACATAGATAAAAACTGGAATAATGAGCGTGTGGTTGAGTGTGAAGGCGCTCTTGCATATTTTAACGACTCCATCCACAGACAGATGAAGTGGGAAACACCGCTTCCTATTGCTTCAGAGGATCCAAATGTTCACAATTTCTTAAAAGATATTTTGGATAACCATAATGTGTTTGTTGGAGATGCTGTAAACAGACAGATACATATAGGACACATTTATGTTGATCCTTATCTGGTTACTAGAGAGGTAGATTACGATAAAACTCTTGATATTTTAACCAGAATGTGTATCGACACCAATGGCGGATATTTTATGATTCGTAAAGATCCTGAGACTCATCTGTTATATTTAGATTGGCTTAAAGATTTTACAGAAGAATCAGGTCAACCTGCGTCATTTGGTGTAAACTTACTTGATTTTAATACTGGTCTTCATGCAGAAGATATTTGCACTGGTGTTCTTGCAAGAGGTGCTACAGTAAATGATCAAGTGGTAACATTATCTAATGTAGAATTGGTTGATAAAAATACTTATCCTGATATGAGTGTTGATCATTACACTGATCGTGATCAAGATATTTTGTGGCATAGGGAAGGTATGGCCAAATTTGGACGAGTTGTACAAGTTCATGAATTTCCCGATGCTCAAACAGATTGGAAGAATAATGGACAAGTTGTAGCCAATTCATTATTTGAAGAGGCTAGGAAATGGCTTGAAGAAAAGAATACGAAAGTTGAATCTATAGAAGTCGAAGTTGCCGAGCTTTCATGGTTGCAGGAAGGGGTTCCTAAGTACAAACTTGGACAGATTGTCGAGATCCTTGACGATGCTCATATGGCTGGGGAAAGCTATGAAGTAAGACGTCTTCCAATGTATAAACTTAGTTGTGATCTTAGCAGTGGTAGCAAGAAAGTAACACTTGGTAGACCTCCTAAAAAGGAGCTCACACAGATATCTGCATCTAACTCTGATAGTAGTACACTTAGTAGCGGCAATTCTTCAGGAAGTAGCTCGGGTGGAGGATCTGGATCAGGTGAAGAATGTAAAGTCCATGATGTACGTGTCGATGGAACATCTGTAGTTAGTGATAAGATAGCTAATATTAGCTTAACAGGAAAAGCTGATGTAAGTACTGTTAATGCTTTAGCTGCTACTGTAGCTACTAAGGCAGATACTTCAACCGTAACAGCATTGGCTAATGTGGTTTCATGGAAACAGGATCAAATAGAGTTCAATACTCTCGAAGCTGCTACAGAAACCTTAACTAGGCTTAAAGCTGATAATGTAGTGTATAACCTTGGTAGAGGTACGGAAGTCGAGGCAAATCCGTCTGAGTCGGCTACGGACGATCTTGAGACCATTAAAATTGGTGATACGGTATATGATATTCCTAGTGGTGGATCTAATACAAACTACGGTAAGTTTACTTGCGATTTGTTATTTGTGAACGATCCTTTGCCACATCCTACTCAGAGCGGAACTGCAAATGTTACTAGAAATTATACACTAAGTAAATCCATAGATGATTATGATGCTGTGTATATTATTGTGTATGGTTATTACTATGATAACGGATCGACTGTTGATGGACCTAACCAAAAGTTATCTGGTATGATATTCAATAGTGATTACTATTCAGATAATAATTGGCTATTTAATTCTTCAGCTTCTTCTAGGAATACCAGATTATTCCTTAGATTTACAGATAATACTCATGTAGAAACTATCACAACACGTTCTGATGTTTATGACGAACGAGTTTTATACAAAGTCTACGGCCTTAAATTTGAAAATCAACGGATCTATCTTCCTGCTTTATATTCTGAGGAAGAGCGTGAGGTAGGTGTATGGACTGATGGGAAGCCGTTATATCAGAAGACTTATATTTGGACTAATACGGAGTTAAATCAATGGGTTAATCATGATGTTTCAGATATTAACATAGATACAATGGTTGATATTAAAGGCTGGTTAAAAAGAATAGCAAATAATCAGATTATATTGATACATCCAATCGGCTATGAAGAACGAACAAACAATGCTTATTCTGCTCAATGTAGATATACAGAAACAAATAATACAATAGATGTTTATAATGCTCTTCCGTCAGGAAATTCATCCGATCAGCAAGTCATCACCATCCAATACACCAAAACTACAGACCAACCTGGATCTGGTACTTGGACACCAGAAGGTCAGTTAGCTCATCATTACTCTACGTCTGAGAAGATTGTAGGGACGTGGATCGACGGTAGTACGGTATATGAGAGGACTTGGGATTTTAGTGCTAGTCCTAAAACTGTTGCTTATAATTCTTGGACAAGTCTTGGAATAAATATCCCTAATGGTAAAGAACTTTTGAGTAGTGAAATATCGTCAGGAGCAGGTGGCATAGATGCTTGTGGTATAGAATTTGAACTTCGTGTTAATGATAATTATTCAGTATATGCTGAATACAATCAAAATGCTAATATTAGAAAAATCAAATATTTAACATTTCGATACACTAAATCATCTTAAGAAAGGAGACCAAAATGAATCTATACACATCTGGACTTATACCAAATCTTGAAAAAGCGTTCACGGGCGAAGAAGTACGGTCTTCTCTCATAGATATTTTAACAGCCGTGAACGAAGAGCATCATAAAAAGATGTTTCAATTACCACCTTATGGTCCGGGGGACGACGATCCCTCGGGTCATATCATAGATGAAGATACAGAGGAGGAAAACAATGGCTAATATCGAATCTAAATTATCCACCATCAAGTCTGCTTCTGGTGGAGAAGATGTAAGAGATGCTATCATTGGAGCTCTTAGGGATATTAACAACGATGTCCCTGCCGATATGAGTAATCCTGTACAAAAAGAATACAATATGCCTCAGGGGAGCGATTTGACGGTGCCTTTAAATCCTCCTGAGCTTGTCAGTCAAATTATTGTAAGACAGCCTGGATCTGGAGGTAAATCTACAACCCTTAATGATATTACTGTCACTGAAAACGGTGTATATCCTACAGATGAAGAAGGATATGATCCGGATAAGGAAAATAGGTATTACAGCAAAGTCACAGTAAAAGTTCCTCAGCTTGCTAATGCTGTTCTTGATCTGGAAGAGGAGATCACTCAAAATGGTACATATTCCGCACCTGCTGATTGGGGTGTTGATGGACTGAGAACATTCACAGTTAATGTGAACGCGGCTACTGGTGATGGACCTTTCCAGGTTGAGTTTTATGATAAGGTTCAATCGGATCCTACCGCAAAAGTTGTTTACACAGAGTTAGTACCAAATGGTGGTAGTGCTGAATTTCATGGAACAGCCCCTACGTCAGAAATTGGCCCGTTAGTTGGCTGGAATCCGTCTCCGGTTAATGTTACGAGAGATATGAAATGCTATCCTAAATTTAGTCAGATAGTGATTGATCCTACTGAAATAGGTGACGATTGGACTGTTATTTGTGCTAATGGTGGACAACCGTATCCTCTTTGGTCACATAAAGGATTGGCATATGGTGCCACTTTTACAGAAAGTGATATTAAAAGATGGTATCCTAGTTATAGTGGTTCTAGTGTTGAATTTAACACATATATGATGATGTATAAAGTTGGTGAAGGGGAAGGTAACAGTCATTCATCTTGGGTCAGTTGTGCTGTAAGTGTTAGTAATATTCCAGGAATATGGCCAAGTCTAAAACCTGGTTGGGCTCAGCAAGCGCAAGATCATGTAGGATTAAGAGAATTTTTAAATGGTGCATTTTTTGATCATTGTAGTTCAATGTTTAGAAATTCGATTATTCCAGTTACAAAATATAGTAAAACAAAAGATAATATAGCATACCCTACTCAAGATTATATATGGATTCTTGGAACTAGTGAAATAGGTACTTATCAAACTAAACCTGAAGGATCTAGTACGTTTGATTTTACTCAAAGTTCTTCATGGAGTGGTAGTTATGTTAATAACTTAAACTTATTAGATAATGTTAGTACAAAATATATTAGAGATTATTTGAATAATGACAGATCATATCCAATCAAACTTGGACATGACAGATATGATGCTTATGTCGGCGCAATTGCACTTAGAGAACATATAGAAGGTGATGTAATGGGTCAATGGAGATCGCCCAGTGGTTCTTCTCAATATTTAGCTTATGTGGAAGGTTATCCTGTAAGTTATATTAACATTGGTTTCTGCTTATAACATTTTTTCGTTTACCTTTCTTTCACCCTCTGGGCTCTTTGGCGTCTTATTAGATGCTGGGGAGTCTGGAGGGGCTTTTCATGTTACATAGTTTTTTCACATGGTATTATGAGAACATAAAACTTTTAAGGGCTTAGGCCCAGAAAGGAGAAGAATATGAAAAAATTTACATGGTCCCCGGTAGAAGGGGAAAACATTGAGATGGAGGTTGAGAGCCTGGATAAGGCCCTCGAGAATATTTCCCTTATGGCGGAAGCCGAAAGGATTGGCAACATAGTCGTTCCTATGAAAAACCCGCAAGGGTATTGGAACGTATATGCTGGCGATTCAGCAGATGGCATCCCCGGACAGGGAAGTTGTCCTTATGGGTACATCTGGGAGGCTTAATGCCTCCTTCTTTTTTTCACTTTTTATTATGAGAATAGTCTCGTAAATAATATACGGAGGTATTAATATGACAATCGAAAAGATTTCAGAAAAAATTAAAGAAGGTAATGAATTAACCAAGAAACAATTTAATAGATGGGTGAAAGCCCGTAAAATTAAAAACATATTTTGGTCAAAGCATCATTTTGAACTAAATGAAACTGAAAATGAAGTAGAGAGAGAATACTGGTCCATTTATGCGGATGGACAAAAAGTTTTTGTAGAGGGTTAACGCCCTCTACTTTTTCACGCATTATTATGAGATATCTCGGTTCCATGTGGCCAATAGCATATGGTGACTTTGTAGTTCAAAATTGAACTGCTGGTTTGGCGCGTACCAAAAATAAAACGCGCTATTTTTTTTTTTCACGTGTTATTATGAGAGGGATGAAAAGTAGTAGTCCAAGAAAGGAGAAGGATATGGAAAAGAGGATTTATAGAATTTGGATCTCTGATTATAAAGAGGCAATGAAGATAGCAGGAAATCTGGAATCCCAAGGAATGTACTACGGTGCTGGATTGGCACCGAATATTGACGAATGGGAATCTGGAGAATGGGCAATATCTATGCTTGACGAGCATACAGAAATCCAAATTCTGAAGGAGGGCTTTTAAGCCCTTCTCCTTTTTCTTTATTATATTTTTTTTTCACTCCTTAATATGAGATATGGTTAGACAAGGAGACCGGAGGAACAATACACGGAAGACCGTGGGGGACAAGAGTATATTGGCTTGAAGTCGTTGCAAGACATGTGGTCGGATATATGGACTACCCTTGTAAGCATAGGAAGTACTGCTTACACGCTATATCTTTTTTCATCCCTTTTAATGAGAAAGGAGGAAAAAGGTATGAAGTATTTAGCAGAGTATTTATTGCTTCTGCTGATTGCGATAGTTACAATTATAACCATAGCAATATTTACAGTTTCAGGATTTGATTTTGGAGCGTACATAGTATTTGCTATGGGAGTAGTGATATTATTACAATTTTTAAAAGAAGCAATAATAGAATATGTAGAAGGAGCTTAACAGCTCCTTTCTCTTTATATATTTTTTTTTTCACTTCTTATTATAAGGAGGTGATTTATTATGGATAATAAAAAATTATTAGTAGCGTTAAGTAGTTTATTCATGGAAGTATTTACAGAATACATTTATAGGCAAGTTAAAACCATGAATGAAAGAGAAAATGAAAGAAAAACCATAATAAAAGACACAGAACCAATAAGAAAGGAGGTTGAGAAGAAGGACAGTTTCTTGATGGATTGTTATACGTCTGATATTATGGACGCATATAACGAGTCAAGAAACGACTGGGACTAACCTCCCAGTTTTTTTTTTCATCTCCTATTATAGGATAGACGCGGTGTCTATCTGTAAAAAGAAAGGAGAGTCTTATGAATAATAGTAAGAACAATCAGAACAATGGAAGCAAAGAGTATCGGGTAAAGGAAACCAGGTTTACAATATGGTGCGAAGGGGCAATCCTTGGCATAATTATGACAGTTCTTGTCTCAAATTATGAGGCAATGAGCTGTATTATAGCAGTAAAGTCACTGGTAGCAGTAGTATTTATGTTGTTAGCCGAGGGTGGTATAAATTACCTGAAGGCTCAGGACATTCAGTTTAGAAAGGAGGTTGATAAGAAAGAGAAAACTAGTAAGACTGGGGCGTAATGCCCCTTTCTTTTTATATATTTTTTCACTTCCTATAATAGGAAAGGAGGTAACTAACATGATAACAATAATGTTATTAGCATTATTAGTGTTAGTATTATTTGGCGTGCTACTGATCATGACAGGATTAGTAGTTGTTTGGCCAGTAACACTGGCACTGATAATCATGATAGTAAGTGATATCATGGTTATCAAAAGTATTTTCAAAAAACGAGGAGAGTAATTTATAATATAGGGTTTGGAAGAGATTTCAAGCCCTTTATTATTTTTTTTCATATCCTATAATGAGAGCGCATGCTCACAGAAAAAGAAAGGAGAACATAAAAATGGAAGTAAAGAAGTACAGAATCTTATCACACAAAATGGAGTTGAGTAGACCACAAACTTACCCCTTCATCAAAACGTGGCTTAAAAAGCACGATATCACGTTCAAGGAGGAGTACGGATATTCAGGTCCGCATATTGTGTATGAATTAACACTTTACGAAGTAGCCGAATTAATCGGCTTTCTTGAAGAGTACGAAGCTCTCGGGTTATATGATATTCAAATTAGTTAACCCGTAAACAACAAAAAAGCTATGGCTTGTGATATTTCACAGGCTATGGTTTTTATTTTCATCTCCTATAATGAGAAATAGTCTCGTAAACAATTTATATGGAGGTAGAAAAGATGGAAATTTTGAAACAAGGTAAAGCTCATAAGTGGCATGTGTATTACTGTGAATGTCCTCTGTGTGGGACGCAGGTAAGAATAAAGAAAGGAGATCCTGACATTATCAAGTATCATAACGTCCGGGATAGCTATTCTGAGCACATTACTTGGAAATGTCCTGTATGTGAGGAAGAAGTAAAGACTGTAACAGGAAGTGACATTTATGGAAGCGGAAAACAAAACCTCATTAAAGAGGCTAATGAAACAATCTCTTTAGAAGATAAAGAAGAGATCAATAGTTGGACTGATACTGTGAATCAGTCAAATCCGAACAATGTTTATTGTACCGGAAAATGGAATAGTAATAATTAATTCTAGAAGCTTTGGGCTCATGATATTTCATGGGTCTAAAGTTTTTTCATCTCTTATAATAGGATACGTGAGTGCGTATCTGTCAACAATTAATATAGGAGGAAACAAAAATGAACAAAGAATTAAGAGAAGCAATGGAGCAAAGAATGGAGTCAATGGAAGACATGGTTAAGAACATGATCTTAGACTCAGTAAAAAGTTCGACGAAGGGCTTGCCTACGGAAATCGATGTGAAAGAAGTAGAAAAGTACAATGAGTTTATGGCTTTTTACAACGAGTTCAAGGCTATGTTATATGTATGGTCTGATATTGAAGACAAACGGTATGAAATGCTTTGCGGTAGATTGAACTCCTTGAAGTTGGCACAGGAGGCTATGGACGACAGCTTAGAGGTCGTCCTGGAAAAGCAGAATTTAGCCCTGGATTATCTGAAGGAGATAAACAAGGGTAAAGAGGTTGCAGCCACACCGAGAAAGAAAGTGGTTAAGAAAGTAGAAGATCTTCCGACTAAGATTACGGAAGAGTAAGAGTAAGCCGGAAACGGCGGGGGCTTTATGCCCCTACTCTTTTTTCACTTTATATTATAGGAGATACATAGGGTATCTCTGTCATTTAGCCGGAAGGAGGAAAATTATGGCTAAAAAAGCAAAAAAGGCATTAAAGCACCTTGCAGAAGAGGAGAAGCGGCAGTTTGAAACTTTACAAGAGCTTGATCCTGCTACAAATGAATACGGGCTGGGATATGCACAGTGGGAACACTCGCTGCACAACCTTAAAGACTTTGATGATTCAAATGGAGAATTTAAGTTGAAGTGGTGGCAGATAGTGTTGTTCACAGGTGCAACATTAGCAGCACCGATCATTGGGGATCGAGTGTTAAAAATTGCAGAATCTCCCTATATAAGGGACACAATTAACAAGGTGACTTTGGGTAATCATATACCCAAGCCGAAATTTGACTTCCCTAATAAGAAGCACTAAATGAGTAAAAGCTTTAGGCTCGTGATATTCACGGGTCTAAGGTTTTTTCACATCTTATAATAGGATGGACACGGTGTTCATCTGTAAACAATCAATAAGGAGGAAACAAAAATGAAAAGATTTATTGACACAATTATTTACCCGCTGGTATTGTTACTGGCGGCATTCGGCCTGGTAACACTGGGCGGAGGATTAGCTCTGGGGTATGCCCTGGAGCATGATTATTTATTAAAGAAACCTGATGAAGAGGTTTCTGAAGAAAAGGAATGAAGAAAAGGAGGCAGAGATGGATAAAGACAGAGCCAAGATATTTATCAAATGGCTCGCATATCTGGTATTTATAGTAGCAATGACTGCTATTGGCGGAGACTTCGGTCTCGTGATGGCAATAGCATTAGTATTCTTGCTACACTAGTAGCGAGCATTAAATAACGGGCAGAGATTGATATTCATCTCTGCTTTTCTTTAGCCTATAAAAGAAAGGAGAAAAGAAATGGGCATAAAAGAAAAAGCATTAGAAACGGGGAGTAAGATATTTGACTCTCCAAAAGTTTTGACAGTAGGAGTTGTAGTAGGTGTTGTTACTACATCAGTATTAACAGCCTTAGCAACTTGGAAAGCTATCAGAGCAGTTGATGAGGAGGATGAAGATCGTTGGAATTTGGCAGACAGATTAGCTAGAAAGGCTGATGACTATGATGAGGTATTTGACGAGAATTATATTCCTCTTACAATCATGGATAAGGTTAAGATTGGTGCACCGTATTATATTCCGCCTTTCATAACTGGAGCATTGACTATTACAGACGGAGTATGTTTGTATAAGAACATGAACAATCGTCTGTCTGCGGAAATGGCACGTGCGGCAGCAGAGGTAGCAGCAAAAGAATTGTCTCACAAATTGTATAAAGAAGAGGTTGTAAAGCAGATCGGCGAGAAGAAAGAGCGTGATATTCAGTATAATGCTCATAGACGTGAGATTAATGAAAATGTTATGCCTCGTATAACTGATGAAATGGCCAAACGTTGCGGTGCTGAAAACGGCGAACAATTATTCTATGATCCTCATACAGGTCAGGAATGGGTATCTACTATTGAAATAGCGAGAAGAGCTATTCAGATGTGTATAGACGATCTGAGAGTGAATGAGTTCTATGACTATCAATCGTTGTTGTCCAATATGGGAGCTAACGATGCAAATCTTACTTACAGATGGTCAGTACAATCAGCTGGCATGGATCATGATGCAATTGACAAAAATACTTGTCTTGAGTTGCATTTTGGTAATCATAATGGCCATGAAGTAAGTGTAGCGTGGTTAAATATTCCTATAGTGGACGAGGATAAATTGTGAAGGGAGGGCCTGCGTAACTGTGGGCCTGCATTTTATATGAAGGAGGTGACGAGGTGATAGAAGTAACTAACGAAGTTATGCTACAGTGTATGAGAATGGCAGCAGAGCTTGTAGAGAAGATGGATAAAGATCTTCTTGTAGCCGAGTTTAAGCATATGCCTATAGAAACACAAAAAGCAATTTGTACACAATATATGGCTTATCAATTGTATGATACTGCTTGTGAAAATCCTGAAAATGTGGAGTAGTTTTTTCACGCGATATAATAGGATAGACGCTGTGTCTATCTGTTAACAATAAACAATTCATAAGGAGGAATTGAAAATGGCAGCAAAGAAAGTAGTAACAAAGGCAGCAACAACGAAGGCACCGGCTAAGAAGCCGGCACAGCAGGTTAAGAAGGCAACGACTGTAAAGAAGTCAGTAACCAAGAAACCTGTCGAGGAAGTTGAGGAAGAAGAAGTTGTCAAAGAAAAGAAAAGCTTGAAAGAAAAGATCCTTATTGGAGTCGCAGTTGTAACAGGCTTAGTAGGAGCAGTAGCTCTGCATGGCCGCAGCAAGTACAATGAAGGATGTGCTGATCAGGCGAATCTGGACTTTGACAAGATGTCAAAAACCCCGACAGAGGTTAATGTAAACCTTCTGCCTGGATCTACAAACGTTGAAGCAATCAACGATGCAGATGCATCGGAGGACGAAATCATTGATGAGGATCAGATCGAAGAGATCTGAGTCCTGAACTTAGGAATTGTGGAGATCGGAGAAATCCGGTCTCCAAGGTTTTTGTCAAATAAAAGGAGGAAAGAAAAATGGAAGATTTTAAAGAGTTTAATACTGATCCGTGGTTAAAAGAATGGAAAGAAGATGTGAAGGAAAAGAATTTTGAAAAGATAGATGATATTCTTAAAAAGGAGGCAGACAAAATGAAGAAAGTAGATGATTACAAGAACAAGGTGGCTAACTGGATTGAGGATCATCCGGAAGTAACTATCTGTGTAGCAGCAGGTATTGGTATCGGTATAGCTGCCAAATTGGGTAAATATATTGGTTATAAGAAAGGATTTGAAGCAGGTATTGAAGCTGGCAAATTCTTTGGAGAAACTGATATGCAGTGGATTTGTCCGGAGAAAAATGTTGTCAAGTGTATTGTTAAGGGTATGTCTGGAATTGGTGAAAGAGCTATCACGATGACTACAGACGCAGCACATGCAGAAGAGACTCTCAAGGATCTTCAGGCTTGTGTTACAGCAGCTAAGACTGGTGCAGATCCTGATATGGTTTATGATCTTATGAACCTTATTAATACTTTGCCGACAGAAACTGTTGCAAAGTTAGCGGGCATTAAGGAAGCTGTTTGATATTTCACTTCCTATAATAGGAAAGGAGGAATAGAGACATGAGAAAAAAATCTAAGAAAATGAAAATTCTTGGAGTGGTATGCACTATTACCGGTATGGCATTAGCTATATTTGGTATGAGTTGTATTTTCCAATCCAAGAGTTATAGTAACTCAAATGTCTCCGTTGATATTCCGGAGACCAGAGTAGATGACAGCGTCTACTTGGTAGAGAAATAAGGCTGTAAGCCGAGAGGGACTGATATTCAGTTCCTCAAAGCTTTTGTAAATCTTAAGAAAGGAGAAATAGCAATGGAAGATGTTAAGAAATTTGCTTTTGAGCATCCTATTATAACATTCTTGATTGTCGATACTATTGTTAGCGGTGCAATTGCAGCTATCAAAGTTTTGAGAAATTAACAATTAATAGGAGGCATGTTATGTCATGGCTAAACAAGGCTATTCAAATGAAAGTCCGAAAAAAGCAGAAAAAAGTAGCTCGGCAATTCGTGGACGATGCGACGGAAAAGCTGAAAGAGAACGTACAGAAGAGTACGTACGATTATATCTCGCTTGGCTTAAGTACTATTCAAATTGTCGCAGTAATTGCGGAAGTTGTTACTTCAATAGGCACGGGGAATGTGCCAGAGGTTTTGACAACTGATATTCCAACAGTAATAAACAATTATGGAACAATTAATATAGGAGGTAAATGAAATGGCAAAACACAAAGTTAGTAAAATGGAAAAGCTGCAGGAGGAAGAATACAGCGTACCGGCGACTATTGTTGGTATGGCAGCAGCAACTGGAGCATCTGCAATGGCTACAATAGCTATTAAAAAGATGGGTATTTCAGTAAAAGGTATAAGAAAATTGCTGGTTCCTGCAGCTACATTTGGTATAGCTCATTGGGTGTCTACCGAAGCTATGATGGCAGCAGCAGACGAAACTGAGAGTTTTGTAGAAGGCGTTAAAGAAATTGTCACAGCTGTAACGGCCTTTAGTGAAGCAATGAACAAAAGAACAAATAAGGAGGTAGATGAAGATGAGCTTGAGTGACAAAATTGTAAATGTAGGTTTAGTAGCAGGTACAGCAGTTACGTTGTATTCTGTATGCAAACGGAAATCTGGCGAAGTAAGTTCTGCACAGATCAGAGAACTTGCTGAGAATGAGATCCCGGAAGAAATCGAGGATTCTTGTATTGATCTGTTGGGTAAGTACGAAGACGCTCGTAGGTCAGCAGACAAAGTTCGCAAGGCAGACGCTATGATTCGTAAGCAGGAAAAGATCGCTATTGGCTACGAGACTGCTAAGAACAATGAAAAGAATGCTGAAGCGGCGTTTAACGCAGCTAAGAAAGCACTTAAGAACTTCAAACCTGACAGTACACAGGTAGCTGTTGGCAGTGGAGATAGTGCAGTGGCAATCAATGTTCAGAATAGCGGAGCAAAAGTAGCTCTTGAAACTGCAGTGCGTGAGGCTCAGTCTAAGTATGACATCATGCGTGCTAAAAGAGAATTGCTGGATGATACTATCAATCAGAAAGTAATCTCTTCAAGAACACCTGAACAGATTGATATTCTCAATAAAGAGTCAGCAATTTACTGGGATTACAAGAAGGCTCTTGACAAAAGAGAACAGGCTATTACTGATATTTGCAATAATAGCGAATGGAAGCAGGAAAAGATCAGTAAGATCTTCAAGGCTAATGTAACAAAAGGTGAGATTATAGCAGATGCAGTTGGATATTCTGCTTTACCTGTAGCTGCATTGGCTTGGATCTGGAACAATGCTGTAAAGAAAATTGAAATGTTGGAGGGTTGAATAATGGCAGATGAAAAGAACCTGGATATGGATGAGGATGAATTCGAGAATAAATATCGAGTAAATCCTTATTCTCATTTACCGGCTAATACATCAAGGGCATTAGAAAACGATACTCAGAAACATGTTCCTAGAGTAAAGCCGATTGATATTGGGCGTGGCAACAGTTTTAAAGAAGAGTCTGAGTTCTCAAAGACTCTTAAAAACATTAAAACTTATATTATTAAGGATGTCCTTGAACCTACTGTGAAGGATGTTCTTTATAATATAGTTAATAACTCTGCTGATATGCTGATCTACCATGGTGAAGGTCGTAGACGCGATAGAAGCTATGGAAGTTATTACAGACGATCATCTATGCGCGAACGAGACAGGGATAGGGACAGAGATAGAGGCAGAAGTTCTATTGAGAACAAAGTAACAAGTGAACGTCTCAGCAGATGCTGGGATGATATTCCGTTGGAAAAGTATTGGGATGACGGTTCCAAGAAATGGACTAGAGAAAGAGCAGAAAAAGTCATAAGAGATCTCTATGATATTTGCAATGACTATCCTGAACGTGGTGCCAGTGTAGCAGACTTGTTGGACCTTATTCATGTTACTGCAAGGCCTACGGACGAACGCAGAGGATGGTATGCAGGTGATCTTAGAGGATCTTGTGTAAGATCTGATGGGGATATTCTCTGGTTGTGTATCCCGGAACCTATACCTAAAGGAGAGGACTGATATGAGATTTGATACGTGGCTACGTGTAATATACAAGCTCAGTTGGGAATTATATTTGAGTTTATCGGAAGAGACTCAGACAAAACTTGCTGACGAGTATGAAGCATCCAAATTAGGATGGAACTGATATCTCACTTTCTATTATAGGAAGGAGGAATAGAATGAAACAACCAAGAGTTAAGTTGAGATTCAAGCATCCCGACGGCAGAGAGTTAGTAATGAAAGGAAACTACTCTGCTGAAGAGATTGCTGAGATAATTAAATTCTGGCTTAACAGAGGCTGGAAGACAAATTTTAAAGCCTGGGGAACCAGGAAAGTAAAGTGATATTTAGAGATCAGAGAAATCTGGTCTCTAAACTTTTTATAATCAAAAAGAAAGGAGGGTACTGCCATGACAGTGATGAGATCACTCAGAAGATCTGTGGCACACCACAGAATGGAGTTAGCCGGGTACAACCGTGTTAACAAAAATGGACACAGCAATGATAAAGCTGTTCCTAGTTTCTTTAGTACTCATTGGTATGAGTATTTGCAGAAGACTAAGCAGCCTGGCGAGTTCGCCAACAAAAAGAACAAAAGAAATGGCCATAGAGCCGCATAAAAAGGAGGAAATATTATGCTGTTAGTAATTAAGAAGTGTGGTGGTTGCGGTGTTGAACGTCCTGTGTATGAGCCGGATTTCAAGCATGTTGATGTAGAGACCGGTGAAGAATGGCCGATTAACTACTTAAAGGTTGCCGACTGGAATGACAGAACAAAGTCTGTTAACAGCTGTGCGACGTTCTACAACCTGTGCCCGGATTGTGCACGCATTGTAGATGATGCAATGGCTAAGTTGAAAGAGCTTCCTCGGTTCAAGAAGATCGAAAAGAGAAAGCGCTACAACAAGCCGCAGGAAGTAAATAAGATCGAAGAAGATCAGGCTGAATTTGCAGCTAAACAGGAGGATGGGGATGACAGTAAGTGATATTCTTGCTCAGTTAAATCTGGCAATACCAAATCTTACTGTTGAAAAGGCTAAGACCATGAGGGATAACGACCGGGCCCTCTTGGTCACTATGGCCAATGGTAAGGAATTTATATTTACATACGTCGCACCAGGCGTATGGGATATATGCAGTGTAAAATATTACAAGAGGAGGACTAAAAATGAAAAGTAAATTTGCATTAAAAACATTAGCCACCTTAAAAGATCTTGCACCTGAGATTGGTGTATATGGTGGTACGGCATTGATGATCGGCGGAGGCATTTGGTTGTCAGTAAACGCCTATAAGTATCTTCCGGATATTATCGAGGAGTACGAAGGCAATTTGGCTGATATCGAGGACAGCTATTCTACTGACGAAGATTATACTCTCAAAGAAATGAAGAAAGATATTCACGATCTTCGTATGCACACTGCTAAAAGAATCGTAAAGGCTCTTGGCTTACCCACAGCTACAATGGCAGTTGGTGCAACGAGCAATCTGATGGGATTCAGATCAGAAAAAGCAAAGTATCTTGCAGCGGCGGCGTTCGGTGAGGCTACAGCAGCAACTCTCAATAAGGTAATAGATCGAGCCGAAAAGAAATGGGGTGAAGATGGCAGAAGATATTTACTGAATGGAGAGGAACCGGAAGAAATTGAGGATCAGGAAACTGGTGAGAAGAAAAAGATCTATCGTGGATCTGAGACTGATGATACCTGGCCGAACTCTATTTATGCTATGACCGTAGATCGTGGTCATCTGTATGATCATGCTGGAGGTAATGCAGTTCTGCTTCTGTCTGAATTGCACGACTACGAAGATCTGATCAATGTTCAGATCAATTCTGGTGTTCCTGTGTACTACTATGATATTTTGAGGTACATTTTTGGTGAAGAGTTGATCAAGAAACTGGAAGAGCAGGGCCTTCTTGTGAATGATATTCGTAGATTGGGATGGTATATTCGCGATCCTCAGAACAGAGATAACATGGAGATCAACAGGCCGTTCAATCTCAGAGCAGAGACTTGGTTCGGTAAGAATGGTGATGATGATCCGTATGACAGGGATAAGGTTTGGGTTCGTATCAACCCGAATATTCCTGGAATGATTGATCTGGTTCAGTCTACTTGTAAAGTTCGGACAAGAGGCAAGTACCTGAGTATAATTTAGGAGGAAATAAGGTATGCTTGGTATCGTGAAATGGTTTAAGGAAGACGTTGGATACGGTTTTATAGTGGATAAAACTGGTAAAAACTGGTTTGTCCACTATACAGGCATACTGTCTGAAGAGAAGTTTAAGAAATTATATCCTCTTCAGATAGTTGACTTCGAACAGTCTTCTAATGAAAAAGGCCCTACAGCAATTAATGTATGTAAGGCGGATGTGTCTGATGACATCAGGAAAGAATACATTGATATTCTGGTCGCTAATGGTTATGATATTGAAGTAGCCAATAAGCGACTTGAAAAAGTAAAAAAAAGAGACAAATTTTACAAAGGAGGAAACAAAAATGAGTACACAGCTGAGAAAACTGATTGAGAAGATCGTAGAGATCATGAGAACTGAGGGTATCAAATGGCTTGAGATCCGGAATGATGCTAAATGGAATACTGAGGAGCGCCGGTGGGAAGATACCGATGATTATGCAGTAAACATGTCGTTTTCCAGAACCAGAGATGTGATTAAGAAGGAGGATTAATAAATGAAGACAGCTATTGCTTTTGCAGCAGGTTTGGGTATTGGCGCTGGTGTGGCATATGTAGTTACAAAGAAGAAAGTAACTAAAGAGTTTGAGGAAGATATTAATGCTATCCGTAAACTCTATATGCAGGATAGTGAGCCAAGAGAGGAATCTCGTGAAGATATGATCGAGTACTGCAAAGATACTCTGAGAGATCTTAAATATGATCCTGATGAAGATGGGGATATTTACGATGAAGAAGACGAAGAGCCTGATATTGTAAACCCTGTCGACGAGGATGATGAAGATGATGAGGACGAAGAAGATGAAGAAGATGATGAATCTCCGTCTGAAAGTCCAGAAGGGATTGAAGAGGTTGAACAGGAGATTTTCTTTGGTGGTGATTACGACGATTACTCAGGAACATCAATTACACTGTATACAGACGGTGTTTTGACAGATGATGTTGAAGATGTTATCACAGACCAGAAGGAAACTTTCTTTGGAGATCTTGACATCAACTCTTATGAGCCTGGTGATACAATCTATCTGGTAAATCATACGGCTATGCTTAAGATCGAATTGATTGTTAGCAAGCAGTCTTACAAGCGTGATATTCTTGGTGAAGAGTAATTAGTGTTGTACGGACGGTCTGGAGCCACCTTCTAGGCCGTCCTTTCTCATTAACAATGAATAGGAGGACTAAATATATGAGTGAAAACAAATGCAAATATTGCAATGAAAGTAGTATAGAATCTCCGTCGAATGATATTTTCTTTGAATGGCTGCCGGCTCTGTTTGGCCTAGAGAAAAAAGATCATGATTACAACCCGGATGTGACTGTGTTCATCACAGATGATAATGAGCTTGAACTGTGTGTTATGATGGGCGATGATTATTTGCTTAAGGAAAAGAAGAAGATCAAATACTGCCCGTTCTGTGGGAGGAGGTTACATAATGACTGATGAAGAAAAGAAGATTCACGATTTGAAGTTTGAACTCCGACAACTTCGTCTAAGAGTTGAAGATGATGAGATGCATATTAAACAGCTCCAAGACGAGCTAAAGAATGCCAAAAAGGCAGTCATTGATATTATGATGGCTAATCAAATTGCGTTGCAGGTGATGAACCGTATGGTGGATGATGTGAAGAAGTTAAAGAAGGAGGAAAAGAAATGAAAGTAGAAAAAGAAGTTACAATTTATGTAGAATCTTTTATTGATGCTTTAGAGATAGTTGATAAGATGAACATTTCTCTTCCGCATGCAGTTATATTTATGAATGAAGAGGAATTCTTTAAAGGTAAATGTCATGTGATTATTGACAAGACTATATTTATATTCTTTCCGGTGTATAATTTGTTTAGACCTGTACTGAAAGAATATGCTCGTGATTTTCTTGACTGGGATGCAAAAGAAAAGGAGAAAGACAAATGAAAAACTTTGTATTCAACTTGGGCGTTATCATAGGATGGATCCTCGGAAGACTGGGGGTGAAAGTATGATATTTGAAATTCTGGCTGTTGCACATCTCTTAGGTAATATGCCCGTTACTCCTTGGGGGAATGACTTGCAGAAAGTGCGTTGTACATGTTATCTACCTACTGGAAATCGTACTGCAGACGGCACGGTCCCCTATGAAGGGATCTGTGCTAGCAATAGAGAACACCTTGGTGATGTTGCGGTGTTATATTCTGTAGATGGAGAGTTTATAGGCTTCTTCGAATGCAGAGATGTTGGCGGACATAGGAAGCTTAGGAATGGAACTGCCATAGATATTTACAGAGACACTATGGATGGTGCCTGGGAATGGGTTGGTGAGCATGGAGATTACGTTTATATTTACTGGATCGAAGGAGGTGTAGGATAATGGATGAGAAAATTATTCAGAAAAAGTTAGCTCTGCTTAACCAAAATAGCCATTATGGTTTGGAAACTCTTGAAGATTATGATTCTTATAATGAACATTGTAGAGAGGAGGAAATTAAAAGTCTGAGAGAGGCTATAGAATGGACTAACAAGTTTGAAGTATCTGAACCAACAAACGGACGGCCGTCGCATATTTGTAGATATTATCTCTGTAAAAGATTAAATGAGATTGAGAAACCAAAGGAGGCGTAAAATGAATGAACATAGAGTCAAAGGTGTATCTTGATCTTGCTAGAATTTGGAATATCGGCCCTGGAGAAGTAGAGAAGATAGTAAGAGACTATATAGAGGAAGTTACTTGTAATTTTGAACCACTGAAACTTTATTCAAAACCACGTATATACATTAAACCGGTTAAGGTTAAAACCTTAAAAGAAAGATTGGAGGACATAAAAGATGAGTGATTTGATATTCGAAGACGTAAATGGTAGAGTATTTAGAATACATTTTTATAAAACTGGATGGACTATAACGTTAATAAGAAATTAAAGGAGGACACTACTAATGCATGCAGATTGTGAATTTTGTGTCAAAAGAAATATTTGCACAAGAGATGTACCTAAGCCGTGTAGATATAGATACACCGAAGATGAGCGTAAAGCAGACCAAGCATCAGATCAATGTGGTGTTATTCTTAGTGCCATGTATTTACCAAAAACATATCAAAAGGAGGACAAAAAGATGGAACCGACAAGTGTTTGGAAAATTGAAAACGTAGACAATATATGTATCACTCAGGATGTCGATGGTATGTCGATGATGCTTAAGAACAAAGATGATCTTACAGAGATTATGTTAAGCGGTGAGGCGATAGATAATTATAATGATAAATTTGTTATTGCTCTCAAAGCAGACGAAGATGCTAAGGATCAGAAAATTAAGGAGCTTGAAAACAAATTGCATCAAGTTGAGAAGGATAAAGACAGGCTTACAGATAGATATAAGTCTTTAGACGATGAGTACACAAAGTTTTACGAGAAATGGGTTAGGATGCTGTCCGAGCAGGATAGTCATAAGAATACCCGTTCTGATATTCTGGATCAGGCTAAGAAATGTGTCTGCGGTCAAAGGGAGCAGGATTATGGCACACCGGAGAGCAACTTCAAGATCATTGCAGATCTGTGGAATGATTATCTTGGTTTATCTGAAAATGGGGATGGTGTGCCTATATTTTCAATAAAAAACATCACACCCACTGACGTAGCTATGATGATGGCTCTTCTTAAGATCGCCAGAATCAGAAACGGTGGAGGATCTGGTGATAGCTTTGTAGACTTGGCAGGATATGCAGCATGCGGGGGTGAGATATGGGCAGACAAACGGAATCTGAAGGACCAGAATTAGACTATGAGTCTGGAATGGTCTATAAGTATGGCTTTGAGCGACTATGTAGTGCTGTGGTCGCTCAGGCCGCTAAAGACAAGGCATGGTGGTTCTTTGAATCGCCTGCTATAAGAGTATATTTGTCTGATAGGATTGATCCTATAGCACTTATGTGTCAAATAAAAGATAACTATAAAAATTTCGGGAGATGGTCTGCAGTTGACACCAAGGCCTCTCCCTGGTCAGGCAGATTGGAAGGAGAAGAGGAGTTATGAGTAAATTTGTGAATCAAGAGATTGACCCGGAGCATGTTTGGATCAATATTTCTAAAGGTAAGATAGTACGTGCTGCTGTTTTAGAAAGCATAATAACTAAATCTGAATATGATGAAACATATAGACTATGTAGAGATGTTTATAAACTTGAAGATGAGAAGATTAGTACTGTAAAAACAATAATAAAATGCGCTGAAAAAGGAGAAAGCGTAAGGTTTTATGTTATTGAAGAGGTAAAGGAGGATAATAATGATGTTACCGGGTGAAAGATTAGTAGCTTTGGTGTTTATTTTAATTGTAAGTTTTTTAATCGACGCAATTATATTTTATGTCATCGGATACAAATCCGGACGTAAGGATGAAGGCGAGGAATGGGCTGAGAAAAAGGAGTACTATGAATGGTTACTTGAAATGAAGAAAAGGCAGGACTTTGAGGAAGTTAAGATCGTGCCTAAGAAGCCTGCTAAGCAGAAAAAGGAAAAGCCGCATTGTGATATTTGCGGCAAAATAATTAAGAAAGGTACTCTGTGCTACGAGTGCCAGAAAGCTGGGTGGTGAGGATAAATGATGATAGTATTAATCATAATTGGAGCGATATTTTTGTACTTGCTTTTTGGCTACATATTTACAACAGTGCTTTTGGCACTTGGAGAAGATTTCTGTGAAAAGATAGCCCCTTGGATTACTACAATTGACCCTGATTTTAGTCTGTTTATCGGAAGCACATTATGGCCGTTAATGATATTTCTTATGATACTTATTGCTTTTTGTAAAGTTGTAAGTATTATAGGCAATAAAATAGCGGTATTACCAGTGACTATTGCTTTATTAATCAAGTATAAGTTTGAGAAAAAGGAGGATGAATAAATGGATATTAATAAAATTCGTGAATCTATGAAAGTCTTGAAAGATGAATGCAAGAAATACAAAAAATGTGAGGATTGTACATTAAATGATCCACAAAATAAAAGTTGCGTACTTTTAGAAAAAGAACCTGATAAATGGGAAGAAGATAAAATTATCAAAAACCATTACACAACTGTTCATTATGATGGTCTTGAAGAATGGCTTGATCCTGTTTTTAGGTGCGATAATTGTGATGGAATATTTATGTTAGGTGGTTCGCACAGTGAACATATAATAGGAAAGTTCTGTCCACACTGTGGTAAAAAGATCATTAATTATAAGGAGGACAAAGAATGAAAATTGTAATTGATATACCAGAAGATAAATATAAGCTGGTTCAAAAGGCAGTAAGTAGTGGAGGTAGATTGTTAATTATATCAGAAGAGGCAGTAAAAAAAGAACAAGTAATCTCTGGTTCTTCTTGTCAAATCTGGATAAGTGATATCGGTTTATCAAATGCAACAGTGGCAATCATAGAAGCTGATAAAGTTTGTGAAAAGAAGAATCATTTAACCAAGAAAAAGAATAACAAAAAAGATGATTATGATTTTCCAATGGGTCCTAATGGAAGTGATCCGTTTTGTGGAGAAGGGTGGTGAGAAGAATGAATGCAAGACAGATGAAGAAACAGCTGAAGAAGCAGATAAATAAGCTTCAGTCAGATAACGATCTGATGCATCAAATTATTTCTGACAGCCCTAGTATGCAGGAACTTTATGATAAGTGGACAAGGCCTCTTAATGTTGTTCATTCACGTCTGCAATTTGAAAAATTTAAGGTTAAGAGGATATCGGCATCTCCGGCTATGCGGGAAATTGACTACACAAAGCGATCTGCAGCAAGAGAGTTGCTTGAAGGGATCAAGGATAGTATCACATATGAAGTTGATACAGAGCAGCGTTTCCCTACAGTCACTGCAAGTATTATTATAGGATATAGTTGGCAAGAGGAGGGTTAAAAATGACAATTTATATTAAAACTTTACAGAAACTGGAAATCAATAACATGGATGAGCTTGAGAAATTTGCAGAGTTTGCAGAAAAGATGATCCGTAATAAAATACTTACTACCGATGAGGTACGAGATATTCTGGGATATGAAGAAAAGGAGGATAAATAATGGGCGTTAGGTTAAGTGTAACTTGGAATAATGGCTCTGATCATTTTGAATGTCCTCACAAATACTATGGATACGAAAAGCTGGACAATTCAGAGTCATACAAGTACCTTCATGATATTTTGAAGGTATCTGAGAAAGAAGATCCGGATATGTTACAAGGTTTATATGATTACTGGGCAGGGGACGCCGGACCGTATGATTTGTCCGAAGATGAATTTAGACATTTTGTTGATCTTTATTGCAAAGATTTGTGTACTGTGTTTCCTGAGTATTCGTTAGACACCATTAAACAAGTCGGTGGCATTGAGATGTTAAAAGATATTGCAACAAAACCTGGAGACAAACAGATTGAATGGGGATAAGGAGGAATAACAATGCCTAATTATGAAGTTAATGTATATTTTATGGTAAATGGATATGACGGAGAGAATACTTACGGTTATGGTGCTTTTGAAACTTTGCTCGAAGCACGAAAGGAATTAAGAAAGGAGAAGAGGAGCCATTGTAAAGAAGAATGGTATCCTGCACACGAACTCGACTTTTATATTTCAAAAGTAATTCATTACGAGGAGGTGGTTGAATGAGAGAATCTGTACACTTTATATTTATATCTCTACCAATGAATGGTAGATCTGACAAGGCAATTGGTCAGAGACTTTGCAGCATTAACGGTGCTGTTAAAAAAGCATGTGTTGAGAAGTTTGGATGGAACTGGGATGACATCCATACCATTGATAATTTCTGGGACCATGATGAACCAGATCACACAGGTCTTGAAGTACAAAATACCAGGATATTCTATCTTGGTAGTGCTTTAAAGAAGATGGCACAGGCAGATGCGGTATATTTTGACGAGGGCTGGGAGTGTTCGACTGGATGTCAAGTAGAATTCTTTACAGCAATTAATTATGAGATACCTGTGCTATTCTACAGTGGAGAGTATGGAGGTAAAAAGGAGGTGACTGCTGAGTAATGAAGACAGATCGTTACTTTGAGTTCTTGTATACAAAGGGCTTCAGTGACGATAAATACGTGTCATTAGCAAGATATTTACATACATTACCATTTGAGTGGAGAATAGACATGGATAAAAATCGTATGTACGATGGTTTAGCTATGCGTACAGAATTTGATGACGATGATAGTCCGGATGATGTATATTCAAAACTCGATGGTAATATTTGTACTATGTTGGAGTTCTTTGTAGGTTTCTCGTATAGATTAGTACGAGATATGTTTGGAGATGAGGATATTTCTGTTGAGGAATTGGTAAAGATAATGTTAACATCCCTTAATATTTTTATCTGTGACGATGATTGGACTGGAGTTGAGTGTGAAGATAAAATTGAAGATGCTTTTGATATTTGGATCAATGGTGATTATGATGATTATGGGGACGGTAATATATTTACTTTCAAAGAAGAGAAGCCTGAATTAAATGAAGTGCATATGTGGATGCAGGCCTCCTGGTGGTGGAACGAAAATTATGGTTGGTAGTTTTTTCACTTCCTTTAATGAAGGAGGTGGAAGAGATGACGATATTAATATTGATCGTTGTCACTCTGATAGCTATCGCGTACGTAAGCGAGGCAAAGGAGTGGCGTGATGAGGTTTAATAGCCTCATCTCTTTTATCTCTTTATTTTTTGATGACTTGTAAAGACTTGTTTTAAAAATTGTAAAGACTTGTACGGACGAAAGGAGGTATGTATGAAGGATAAATACATGTTGCTGTATGAGAACAACAAGGAGTTTTATGATTACGTTGAGCGTTTGAGACGACCTGGTAAGAAAGATGCGGGTGTTAAGCTTGAAGAAATTCTTGCTAGAAAGACCGTGAAAGACGTGGGTGACTATTTTGAGTCAAAACCAGTGTCTGAACAAAATCACGGTCTTCCCGGTGTTTTTAAGGAGGAAATTGAATGCGATTGTAAGAGTTGTTGAAAAATCACGGTAAAATTCGCAAAAATGGACTCAGGTTTTATATATAAAAATTTTTTTCCTGTATAAACCTAAATTAAAAAAGGCAGTGAATACCGTGATTTTACAAATTAATAAAAAGGAGGTAAAATATGTGGATTTCTTCGAACCGATAGAAACAATGATGACTAATAGGAAAGTGAAAGTTGAAGCCAATTATTTTATGACTGGATTTAAGGACATAATGATTAAGGGTGGAGACTTTTATGCTATTTGGGATGAAAGTCGTGGACTATGGTCCAAAGATATTGGTGATGCTGTAAAGTTGATCGATAAAGAATTAAATGATTATGCTAAGACTTTAAAAGATGATCCTAGATATAATGGATATCTAATAACAGTTAAAAATATTGATAGCTCTATGTCAAGAGGTATGGATGAATTTAAACATTGGTATCAGAGATGTGCTCCTGATAAGTATAAGTGGCTTGACAGTAAAATTGTGTTTCAAGATCAGGAAGTTAAGAGAGATGATTATGCATCTTTTAAACTTCCATATAGTATGGCTGAAGGAGATACATCAGCTTGGGATGAGTTGGTCGGAAGGTTATATTCTCCATTTGAACGTAGAAAAATTGAGTATGCTATAGGAAGTGTTATAGCAGGCGAGTCTAAGAAGTTACAGAAGTTATTTATATTTGTTGGTGATGCCGGTACAGGTAAATCTACAGTTTTAAAAATCATAGATGATATGTTTAAGGGTTATACATCAACTATTGATATTAAGGCTATTGGTCTTGGTAAGGATTTTGCTTTAGAGTCTTTAAGTAATAATCCATTGGTGGCCATTCAAGATGATGTGGAATTGGATAAAATTACAGAGAACGATAGACTTAATAGTATTATATCTCACGAGTATGTTATAGTTAATGAAAAACATAAGAATCTTTACAAGGCAAGTTTTGACACTATTATATTTGCTGGAGCGAACAGAGAAGTCCAGATTACAGATGCTAGATCAGGTATGCTTAGAAGAATAGTAGACATTGAACCTACAGGAGAAACTTTTGAAAGAAAAGATTATGATAATTTAATGGCCCGTATTCCGTTTGAATATGGTGCTATATGTAAGAAATGCTATGATGTGTTTATGGAAGATCCTGGATGTTATAACAAGTACTTTCCAGTAAAAATGATAAGAGCAACTAACAATATGTACAACTTTGTTGAAGAATGTTATAAAGATTTCTTAGATGAAGATGACGGAACAACCTTAAGTACTGCTTGGGATTGTTACAAAAGATATTGCGAGTTATCTGACATCAGGTATCCTTTTGACAGGATTAAGTTTAAATTACAGCTTAAGGATTATTTTGAAAAATTTAGTCCTGATACTATTAAGAATGATAGAAGAGTTTATAGTTATTACTCTAAGTTCAAGTATAAAAAGATTGGTGTTAATATGGATAAAGACAATGGTAAAATAACAGAAACTTGGTTGAAGTTTGATAAAGTTGATAGAAGTTATTTTGATATTTTCTGTGAAGAATGTAAAGCTCAATATGCTACTAAAGATGGTGTTCCTGGAAAGAAGTGGGACGATTGTATGGGTCAATTAAAAAGAATAGATCCTAGTGAATTACATTATGTACAGGTTCCAGAGAATCACATAGTAATTGATTTTGATATTAAGGATCCGGAGACAGGAGAGAAGTCGTTGAATCTTAATATGGAAGCTGCTAATAAGTTTCCTCCTACATATGCTGAATTAAGCAAGAGTGGTCAAGGTATCCATCTGCATTATATTTATGATGGTGATCCTACTATGCTTAAAAATGTGTATGGTGAGAATATTGAGATTAAAGTATTTACTGGTAACTCGTCGTTGCGAAGAAAACTTACTCAATGTGTTAATCTGCCCATAGCCACCATAAATAGTGGGCTGCCATTAAAAGAGAAAGGAGAGATAAAAATGGTAAGTGATTTTGTAGTAAGTAATGAAAAAGCTCTTCGAACAATGATTATGAAGAATCTTATGAAGGAATATCATCCTGGAACTAAGCCTTCTATAGATTATATTTATAAGTTGCTTGAAGATGCTTACAAAGAAGGAGTGGAATATGATGTAAGTGATTTGAGACCAAAGGTTTTAGCATTTGCTAACAATAGTAGCAATCATGCTGAATATTGTGTTGGGCTAGTTAGTAAGATGCACTTCTATCAGGATATTGATCGTGTTATTGAAGGAGCTAGTGGTCCTGAGTATAAAGAGGATGATCCAATTGTGATATTTGATGTGGAAGTATTTCCTAATCTTTTTGTACTCTGTTATAAAACACTTGGTGTTCCTGGTGTAGTGAAACTCATCAATCCTTCACCTAAGACTGTTGAAGAATTTTGCAAGAAAAAGATTGTTGGGTTTAATAACCGTAGGTATGATAATCATATCCTCTATGGTAGAATTCTTGGATATTCTGAAGAGCAGCTGTTTAAGCTAAGTCAGAAGATCATTAACAATGAGCCAAATGCAACATTTCTTAATGCTTATAATTTGAGCTATACTGATATTTATGATTTCAGCTCAGCAGCAAATAAACAGAGTTTAAAGAAATGGGAAATTCAGTTAGGTATTACTCATTTGGAAAATAATCTTCCTTGGGATCAACCTGTTCCTGAAGAACTTTGGGATCAAATAGCTGATTATTGTTGCAATGATGTGGAGTCTACAGAAGTAGTGTTTAATCATCTTAAAGGTGATTATGTTGCCAGAATAATTTTGGCTGACATTGATAATATGACACCTAATCATAGTACTAATCAGCATTCTACGAAAATTATATTTGGTGATAACAAACATCCTCAGGGAGAATTTCTTTACAGAGATTTGAGCAAACCAGTAACATATTTGGAACCGGAAGTCAGCGATTTCTTGTGGAAGAAATTTCCGGATATGATGAAGTGGTGGAGTGAGAATACAGATTCTTTACTTCCTTATTTTCCTGGATATACTTTTGATAGTGGAAAGAGTATTTATAAAGGAATTGAAGTTGGCGAAGGCGGATATGTATATGCTGAGCCTGGAATGTATGGACTTGTAGGATTATTTGATGTAGCATCAATGCATCCTCATAGTCTTATGGCTGAGTGCTTATTTGGTCCTAAGTTCACCAAGAGATTCTTGGAGCTTGTTGAAGGTCGTATTGCAATCAAGCGAAAAGATTGGGATGAGCTCAATGATATTTTGGATGGTAAACTTACAAAGTATATTGCTATGATCGATTCTGGCGAAATCAGTTCTAAGGATCTTAGTAATGCTTTGAAGACAGTTATTAATTCTGTTTATGGTTTAACATCTGCTAAATTTGATAATCCTTTTAGAGATAGCAGAAACAAAGATAATATTGTTGCTAAGCGTGGAGCTTTGTTTATGGTTGACCTTGCAGAAGAGGTTAAGAAGCGCGGATATACTGTCGCTCATATTAAAACTGATTCTATTAAGATTCCGGATGTCGATGACGAGATTGCAAATTTTGTTATGGACTTTGGAAAAAGATATGGTTATGAATTTGAATGGGAGGCAACATATGACAAGATGTGCCTTGTAAATGATGCTGTTTATATTGCTAGGTATCGCAATAAAGATGGTTCTGTTGGAGATTGGACTGCAACAGGAGCTGAATTTGCAGAGCCATTTATATTTAAGAAACTGTTCAGCAAGGAAGAGTTGACACTTGATGATTATGCTCAGACTAAATCTGTTAAGTCAGCATTATATTTGGATATGAATGAAGATCTTCCTGATGGAGAACATCAATACAAGTTTGTTGGTAAGGTTGGTTCATTCTTACCGATAAAACCTGGTAAAGGTGGAGGAATACTTCTTAGAGATCAAAATGGTAAGATGTATTCTGCAGAAGGTGCTAAAGGCTATAGATGGCTTGAAACAGAAGTAGTAAAGAAACTTAAAATGGAAAATGATATTGATATTTCTTACTATGCTATCATGGCCGACAAAGCAGTAGCACATATCGAGGAATTCGGATATTTTGAATGGCTTGTAGATCCTATGCCGTATGAAGGAATTCCTTGGACAAAAATGTTAGACGTCCCGGAAGGTGTAGATGAAGAAGTACCTTTCCCGGATGAAAAATAATGCCACAACAAATAAAGGAGGATAAGACAATGGCAGAAGTAAAAAAGTTTTATGATGTAGTATCTGGAGCAATTCGTTTCAAGAATTTTGCAGGAAAGGAGGGGAGATTCAATGCAGAAGGTGATAGGAATTTCTGTTTGTTCTTACATCCTGATGATGCTGATGAAATGGTTAAAGAAGGTTGGAACATAAGATTTTTGCAGCCAAGAGATGAAGGTGATGAACCTGCTCCTTACTTACCTATTAAAGTTGGTTTTGGTGGTAAAGGACGCCCGCCTAAAATTGTTATGATTACAAGACGCGGTAAAACTCAGATCACTGAAGATACAGTAAATATTTTGGACTGGGCTGATATCGAGAAAGCAGATATTGCCGTTAATCCATACGAATATCATCTCAAAACTGGTAAGTCTGGAATTAAGGCATATTTAAAGACTATGTATGTAACAATCAAAGAAGATGACTTTGAAGAGCGTTACTACGATGTTCCTGATTCAGCTATGAATCTTACCGTCGAAGAAGACGATGATTGAATTGTATGATTATCAGCTTGCCGCAGTAAAAGAATTAAAGACTGGCTCCATCCTAGTGGGTGGAGTCGGTTCAGGCAAGTCTAGAACATCCTTAGCTTATTTTGATAAGGTTACCAAAAATAAGCCAAAAGATTTGTATATTATAACAACAGCTAGAAAACGTGATACATTAGAATGGGACGAAGAATGTATTCCATTTTTATTTTCTAAAAAAGGAATTAATGTAACTATAGATAGTTGGAATAATATAGAAAAATATGCTAAAGTTAAGAAAGCATTTTTTATATTTGATGAACAAAGAGTTGTTGGTGCAGGAGTTTGGTCAAAGACATTTATAAAAATTTCAAAATCAAATGATTGGATATTATTAAGTGCAACTCCAGGTGATGTGTGGTCTGATTATATTCCAGTATTTATAGCAAATGGATTCTATAAGAATAGAAGTGAATTTATTAATATGCATGTAGTGTATAAACCATTTATGAATTATCCTATTATAGATCATTATGTAAACACCAAACTTCTAGAGAAACACAGAGATGATATTTTAGTTAACATGGATTTTAAAAGAAAAACTATAAGGCATTCAGAAGAAGTATTTTGTAATTATGATAAAGAAAAGTATTTTTATATTTTAAAAAATCGTTGGAATATTTTTAAAGATGAACCGATAGTAAATGCTTCTGAATTGAGTCAATGCCTTAGGAGAGTATCAAACTCTGATCCAGATCGTTTAATAAAATTATCTAAAATAATAGAAAAGGCAGTAGGTTCTATCATATTTTACAATTTTGATTATGAACTAGAATTATTGAAAAAATTATGTGAAGAAAAGAAATATGTATATAGACAATGGAATGGACATAAACATGAGAAATTACCAAAGACAGATAAGTATTGGGTTTATCTCGTTCAGTATTCAGCAGGAGCTGAAGGTTGGAATTGTATAACAACTAATACTATTATATTTTATAGTTTGAATCATTCATATAAAATGATGACACAAGCTGCTGGGAGAATTGACAGACTTAATACACCATTTAAAGATTTGTATTATTATTTTTTAAAATCAAATGCTAACATAGATAAGTCGATAACTAAATGTTTAAAAGATAAAAAAGATTTTAATGAAAATAAATATTGTGAAGAATATGATGAGTTTGAACATCGATATTTGTGACTGTAGTTTTTTCACTCCATATTATGAGGAGAGAAGATATAAGAGGTCCGAAAATTATAAAACAGGATACGATTATATCAGATCTTCTATTCTTTTTATTTTTAGGAGGCGGTCATGAATAAAAAAGAAAATCAATACCAATCCGGATTAATAGATCGGATAAAGGATCGCTTTCCAGGAAGTATGGTCCTAAAAAACGATGCTCGGTATATACAGGGCATTCCAGATCTTTTAATCCTTCATGAAGATAACTGGGCAGCACTAGAATGCAAAAGAGATAGGAAATCTCATAGACAACCTAATCAATCTTATTATGTCGCGAAGATGAATAAGATGTCTTTTGCTAGAGTGATCAGTCCAGAAAATGAAGAGGAGGTTCTGGATGAGATGGAACAGACATTCGCGTCTAGAAGGACAACATGCATTCCTAGGCGCAAGCAAGCATAGTTGGCTAAACTATGATGAAGATAAGTTGACGGAATCATATTATAATTATTTAGCAGTTGCTAGAGGAACTAAATTGCATGCTATAGCTGCTGAACTAATCGAGAACAGAATAAAACTTCCGCCAACAGAAGCAACTTTTAACAAATATGTTAATGATGCAATAGGTTTTAAAATGAAACCTGAGCAGCCATTATATTATTCTGACAATTGCTTTGGAACTGCTGACGCTATATCATATTCGGATAATTTTTTACGAATACATGATCTTAAAACAGGATCGACGCCAGTAGCAGACAAATATGGCAATCTACCACAATTGGAAATATATGCAGCACTGTTTTTCTTAGAGTATGATCTTGATATCAATGACGTAGATATTGAATTGAGAGTATACCAGAACGATGAAGTATTAATAGAAAATCCTGGTGTAGAACAGATAGCACCAGTCATAGATAAGATCATAGCTTTTGATAAATTAATAGAGAGAATCAAAAGAGAGGAGCAGTAAAATGGAACACGATTACATTCTTCATTCAGGAACCAAGAGGCATTCAGGAAGATATCCTTGGGGTTCTGGTGAACATCCTTACCAAGATGAACCATGGTTCACTGGATGGGGTGAACTGAGAGCAAAAGGCATGAGCGAAAAGCAAATAGCTGAACAATTTGGAATGACTATGAAAGAATTACGTTATAGATATTCTTATGCTAAAGATGCTAAAAAAGCTGGTGATATTGCCCATGCTAAAGAATTAAGATACACTAGACAAATGTCTCCTAAAGCTATTGCTGAAAAGATGGGTGTATCAGAGTCTACTATTAATGCTTGGCTTAAACCAAATGCCGATGAACAAGTAAGACATACAAGAGATCTTGCTGATACTTTAGCTTCTAGAGCTAAACAGAATAAAGACATTCCTGCTATAGATGTAGGTAAAGGTGTTTCCAATATTTTAGGAGTAAATCCTACTAAATTGGAAGCTGCATTAACAGTGCTTAAGGATGAAGGATATATCGTAATCAAAAAGAAAGTCCCAAATCCAAATAATATTAAAAGAGAAACAGAAATGATGTTTCTTTATGCACCTCCAGAAGATTGGAACAATTTGAGTGATCAAGAAAAGTTTAAAAAAGCTTTTCGTGATGTATCCGTAAATTTGGATAAGATAGAACCTCCTTGTGATATTCATGTTGATGAAAATAATAAAACAACTATTGGTATTGAAAGACCTAAATCAATATCGTCTAAAAGAGTTATGATTGATTGGAATGATTCTCGTGATGGTTTGATCAGCATCAAAAGAGGAGTTCCTGATCTATATATGGGTGAGAACAGATACAACCAAGTTCGTATTGGCGTAGATGATACGCATTATCTTAAAGGTATGGCAGTATATGCTGATCCAAAGGATTTTCCTCCTGGCATAGACATTATTGCTCATACTCCTAAGTCTCCTGAAAAATATGTAATGATGTCACCTGACGATGATGCTAAACAATTTCTTAAGCCAATGAAAAAGAATCCTGATGGAACAGTAGATCAGGAAGATCCATTCGGTGCTCAGATTATGAAGGGTGGTCAGATGTATTATACTGACTCAAAAGGAAACAAGCAATTAGGTTGTATAAATAAAGTAAATGAGCAAGGTGTTTGGGGAGATTGGACATCTGCTAAGACATTAGCTACTCAGGTATTATCTAAGCAGGATCCTAGACTTGCTGAAAGACAGCTTGAATTGCAACGTACTAAAATAATGGAACAATATGAGGAAATTCAGAAGATAACAAATCCTGTTGTTAGAAGAAAAGAACTCATAGAATTTGCTGATGAATGTGATACAGCAGCTGTTCATATGAAAGCAGCATCTCTTCCTGGTCAAAGCGTGTGTGTTATTCTTCCTGGTAAGACATTGAAAGAAGATGAATGCTATGCACCAGGATACAAAGATGGTGATAAGTTAGCTCTTATTAGATTTCCTCATGAAGGTAAGTTTGCTATTCCTATTCTTACTGTTAACAATAGAAACAAAGAATGTCGTGAGATGATTGGAACCGATGTACCAGATGCATTGTGCATGAATCCTAAAGCAGCTGAAAGATTGTCTGGTGCAGATTTTGATGGTGATACTGTAGTTGTTATACCTAACAACAAAGGTGTTATTAAGAATGCACCACAGCTTAAAGCTCTTGAAGGCTTTGATGGTAAAGCTCAGTATCCTGGATACAAAGGCATGCCAATAATCAAACACAATAAGCAGCAGACAGAGATGGGTATCGTAACAAATCTTATTACTGACATGAATCTTATAGGTGCTGATCCCGATGAGATGGCTAGAGCAGTTAAGTATTCTCAGGTAATCATTGATGCAGAGAAGCATAAGCTTAATTGGAAAGCATGTAAAGAAGAAATGAGAATAGATGAATTGCAACGTATTTACCAAAAGAAAGAAGATGGTAGGTATGGTGGTTCAGGAACAATCATTTCAAAAGCTAGTGGTGAAGAGCATCCACCAGAGAGAGAATGGCAGGGTAAGATAGACCCTGAGACTGGAGAGAAGATCTGGAGATACACTGAACGACGTAAGACTGTTGATCCTGAAACAGGACGTTGGAAGTGGTATGGCCCAAACCATCCGAAGTATGATCCAAACGGTGAGCTTAAAACAATGGAATCAACAAAGATGGCAGAGCATAAGGATGCCATGGAACTCGTATCACCAGGCAGGTATCAAACAGAGCTGGTATATGCAAAGTATGCCAACCAAATGAAAGCATTGGCTAACCAGGCTAGGTTAGAGTCTACTAAGGTGGAAGATCTACCATATGATCCCAAGATGGCAGAGGTATATAAGGATGCCGTTGATTCATTAAAGGAGAAGGTAGACACGGCTAAAGTCAATGCTGTTTTGGAAAGAAGAGCAGCTCGTGTTACAACTGTAATAGTTAATGAGCGTATGAAGAACTATCCAGAACGTTACAATACAAAGTCACCTGATGGAAAGCAACATCTTAGCAAGTTACGCAAACAAGTAATGGATCAGCAAAGAGCCATACTTAATAAAGCAAGTGCTTACAAGATTAATGAGCGAGAATGGGAAGCAATTCAAGCAGGCGCTTTAAGAAAGACTTTTCTTGAAGATGTGCTAAGAAGAGCTGATCAGGATTCAGTTAAGTCTCATGCTTTCCCTAAAGAAACTAACTACACCGTAATGTCATCTGCTAACATAGCTAGGGCTAGAGCTATGCTTAATTCAGGGTTTACGCAGAAAGAAGTTGCTGATATGTTTAACATAAGCACAACAACATTGCGCAAACAACTCAATCCAAAGAAAGGAGAAAGCTAATGAGTGATGATGAACGAGAAGTTGTCGATTGTTTGCTTTCGACTTCTGACAATCCTTACAACCCATTCGAAGACTTTGCCAACTGGTATAGATTTGACATAGCGAAAGGCTATAACACATGCTCTTATATGGCTAGAGTTTGCGAATCATCTGATTTATCAGATAGAGAAGAGCGCTTTGCTTATGCAAAAGCAGCAGAAGAAGCTGTAGCTTTGAACTTGACTGGAAATAGAATATTAGTTACAAGACCAGCTGGACTGGACAATGAGTATGTTACCTAACTAAAAATAATAGTACCTCTACAATTCTAAACAATTCAAAAGATCAATTCAATTAACAAATAGTCACCATTTTGTTCATTGAATAAAGTTTCAAATCTAATCTGATTTCTTTCCGATCCCCATCTCTTTTACACTGTGCTGGTCCTTACAATAAAAAAGACCGTGCGTATAAAAATTTGGGGACCCGGAGGGGGGTCATTTTAAAACCCACCCCCACCGTCATCGCTGCCTT